TGATGAATCTCAACGCCTTCTCTGTTCGATACAAGCTTTAACATTTTAAATCCTCATGTTTTGGCAATAAGACATAGCTCGTCAAATTGCGGTCTACTTTTCTGTAAAAAACTGCTTTCTTTAAAATTGATTTACGCAAGCCGTAGCTTTGTGCGTGTGAAGCATGAGCAAGCCAAGATTGCATTGACGCTTGAATGCGCTTGGCTGGAATCCTGCCTTTGCTGTACTGCTTTTTCATAAAACGGATTTTTTTATGAATCCGTGAGATTGAACTTTTACGCACACGCCTGTGCGTTGGCCACATTTGATAACCCAAAAAATCCAATGCCCTGCCATTCTTTGCTGACACTGGGAAAATCTGTGTTTTGGCATTGGTTTTGAGTTTTAATTTTTCAAACAAAAATCGCTCTATATCTATGCGTAAATGCCGCAAGTGATCCTTGTCGTGATGAAAAATACAAAAGTCATCCATGTAACGTATGTAATACTTCTCACATAGCCGATGCTTCACGTATTCGTCTAATTTGTGCATGTAGATATTTGCGAAAAGCTGTGATGTTAGATTGCCGATGGGTAAACCCACCCCACCGCCCGATGAATCAATAATTTCATCCAACAATTCCAGTGTTGCTTTACATGCGATCTTTTTTCTAACAAGCTGCTTCATCACAGCATGGTTAATGCTGTAAAAGAATTTTGAAATATCGGCTTTAAACGCATAAAGCTTGCCTGTGTTTCTCAATACTTTTCGCATCATGGCTTGGGCGCGATCTGCGCCAACATGCGTACCTTTGCCGACTCTGCAAGCATAGCTGTCGTAAATAAATCGCTTTTCCCATATTGGTTCTATGACCAGCAATATTGCGTGCTGTGCAACACGGTCACGAAACGGCAATGCAGCCACATCACGCTCTTTTGGCTCAAATACTTTAAATACGCGATACTCGCCAGTTTTATATGTACCCCAGATTAATTCGTTTTGTAATTGAATTAAGTTTTCCTCTAAATTCAATTCAAACTTTAGAACTTCGCGCCTGTCACGCTTACCGCGCCTTGCTTTCAAATATGCGTTGTATAAATTTTCAAAGTCATAAATCTGACTAAATAAATTGTTGTACGTGACTGTCATGTATATCTCAAAAAAAAGCGGCATAAGTTTTCGCAAAATGCTACTCAGCTATGCCGCCTGTTAAGTTTTTTAGATTTTCATCTAAGGAGTGTGCATCCTTTTAAAGTGTTCTGCCCTAGCTCTCAGTAAGAGCTAGATTTCTGACACGCTCTAAGAGCTGGACGCGCCCCGATATTCGTGTTCGCGTTAGAACGCGCGTTATTCAAGTTGAGCGCGAACACGCCAGCATTGGCTGCATTGTTCCAATTGCCGCCACGGATGGGCACGTCGTTGTAACGCACACCCCTATTTGCTGTTGCCAGCAAATGCTTTAATCCAGCCGCCGACCATACGGCCAATCTCGTTGTTTAGCCTTGACCAATATTCGTATTTCTTAAAATCCAGATAACCCAATTCTTTGGAAATACGGATTTGAGCGCGTAGCAAGTCAAGTTCTGCATCCAATTCCTGTAGCGTGGTCTTTTTGTGATAGCGTTTATTGCATACAACAATCAGTCTTAAAATTCCCCACATAACCTGCCTGATTTCTGCAGCGAGTACATGCTTTTCAAATTTTGGAAATTGACGCAAAGCGATATAGCCGTATGCGATCATTTCTTCACACTTTTGTCTGATTAATAAATCACTAGACACAAAACTACCTACAAATCAAAAATAAGAACGTGCGCTATCGCGCACGCAAACAGATGACACAAAACAGATTACGGATTCACGAAAGCTGGACGCGCCCCGATATTCGCGCTCGCGAGAGACCGCGCGTAAGTCAAGTGGAGCGCGAACACGCCAGCATTGGCTGCACCGTTCCAAGTGCCGCCACGGACGGGCACGCGCTCCGCAGTCATGTCTTTAGCAAAGTAATCGCTATTAAATTTGGCCGTATCTTCAATGACTGGATACAAGCACAGTGCTTTTAAGCGAGCCAGCGCAGCCGCGCTCACTGGCTTAGTTGTAGACAAGTTGCGGATTGCACCAAAGTTTGTACCGTTGATTGTGTAGTCTGCTGTGCCACTATTTGCAAACTTTACAGTGCCTACGGTTGTACCGTTGCCATCTGGCGTAACAAGGTTGCCTGTCACCGCATCAATGGCTTTCCATTGCGCTGACGTTGCTGACATATCAATCGTGTGTAGTGCTGCGTTATTGTCTGCAATGACTTGGATTTCGCCATTTATTAAACGCATACCTGCGCTCCATTCCCACACGTTGCCTGACAAGTCTGCAATACCGCTTGGTTTGCGATTGTGCCGCCATTCAACTGGCCCTGAACCTGTAAGCGTTCGCGCTGTGCCTGCTGTATTGCCTGGGTCAAGTCCGTCTTGTCTGCGTCCAATCAATAGTGGATTTTCAGAACTGCGTCCGTAATACGTGTTGCCAAACGGTTGCGTATCGTTTTTATAGCACTGCAGCGCTACAGCCGACCATTCCGCATTTGTCATCAAGTGATGACCTGCACCGCAGGCGCGTGCGTATGTTGAAAAGTTGTCAAAGTTAGCCGATGCCGAAGGGTCTACATTTGGCAAACTTAATAACTCACCGTTGACCAACTTGCCCTGATATGTGCCGATAAATATTTCAGGCTTTTCTACACCATTTACAATAAATGCGGGGTGTGTGCCGCTAAGTGATGCGTCAATCGTAGACAGGTCAAACTTTTGAATAATATTCATGTAAGTCGGCTGACCTTTGGCTGTATATAGCACGGTCTGCTCACCACCGCTTGCAGCTTCAACTGATTGGCGCAATGAGTCTTTGATTAAGATTGTGAGTTCACTTTTATCTGCTTCAATTCCAAGTTTTGTGCGGGTTTTAGGTACGGTTAGCGCACCGTCGGGGGCGCCGAGATGCGCATACAGCTCATCGTCATTTGCTTGTAGTTTTGCCGAACCTGTTCGGAACGTATCCCCGCCTGCGCCCGTTGGTGCTGTGCCCTGATTAATTGTTTGTTTAGCCATAACGATTCTCGATAATTAAATTAAGTTGTTGCTGGTAGGCGATTACCAATAAAGCCTTCGGTTGACCCGATCATGTGTGTTGTTGAGCCGATTCTTGGACCTTTATCAACAAGCCCTTGTGCAATTCTTGTGGTTCGCGGTGTGTATAACCCCGCAGCAAGATTGGTTGTTTTCATTTGCTCCCCTTTTATGTTGAGACAATGATGGTGTCGTTGTTTGATGGGTAGCTCACCCAGACCCACAAGTCGCCCAGCGCCCCATCGCTATAAACCTGCATGTCTTGATGGGATGCTTCTAAGTCGGTGGGCTGGCTGGGTCCAAAAGCAAATCTGAATCGGTTGTGATGTGACTGGATATATGCTGGCAAATTGGCTGCAGCAATTTTTTGCGGTGTTGTGGTTAGTTTGACTTTTTGGGTTGGCATGCGTTTTTCTCACAAAAAAACCCTCAATTGAGGGTATAAAGTTGATTGAGGTTAAGGGTAAAAGACTTGGGTGAAAGTTGTGGAGATTCGCCACATTTCACCGCCCAAACAAACTGGGTTGTAGCCACCTGTTTTGACGCGAACTTCACCATCCAGTGGCGAATCCCAAAGAAAAGAATCCGCGCCCTTGTGATCATCAAAAAAGGCTTTGATCTCTAAAATCAAAGCCTTTTTTCCAGTCTTGGTGAATTGCCACACGCCAGATCTATTGTTGATGCCGACTGATATGTGTTGCTCGTAACCATCACCAAATTTGCTTGAGAGCGTGTTGAATACTGACTCTTGCGAGTTGCTCTCTAAGTCTTGGCAGTGTGTAAATTTGCGGTTGCTCATTTAGATAACAAACCCCCTTGGCGTTGTTCTTGGCGAATGATAGTGCGGACAGCATTACCAATCATTTGACCGAGTTGCTTTTGCTCATTTTGGCTGGATTGAGTTGAAACACCCGAATCAGTGACATGAACAGTGATATTTACGTCGCCACCTGATCCACCGCCTTTAGCCAAATAATCCTTCAAGTCGGCATTCGTTCGGCTATCAACAACGCGCTCGCCTTTGTCTAAAAGCCATGTGCCTTCTTTCGGAATGTTATCGATACCGTTGTGCGCCATACCGACTGGAGTCGCAGCTTCAATTAATGATACAAAAGCACCAGATTCAATTGTTGCAAGAGCAGCAGCTCCCATTTTTTGCCATACCGTACCTGGCTCATTCGCGTAAGCATCTGATGCAGCTTTCCAGACATTCATGCCCGCTTGAGCAAGATAAAAAGACTTCTGAGCAAAGAATAATGCCTGATACGCACTAGACGATTTACCTAGCATTGAACCAAAAAATCCACTAAGAGAGTTAAGGTACTCAGCGCCATAGCCGACTTGTAGAGCAATGCGATCGCGCTGATATTCCTCTTCAGTTATCAACATCTGATCTCGAGCCTCTTTTAGAAGATCAATATCTCTTTGATACTGTGATTCGGGCTCAAATCGGTATTGATAATCAGCCCAGACACCCTCACGCTCAGCATTTTCCTCAACGCCCTGCTGGATATTAGCCCGCTTGATTAGCGCATCCCGCATTTCCGGTGAATAGCCCGGAGTGCTTAGGATTTCTTCACGTACCAATGCATAGTATTCACGCGCATACTCGCCTGCGGTCATCCAAGTTCGCTTGGTTTCAAGCAATTCTTTGGATTGGTTGATTTGCAGCATCTTACGCTCGGTTGCATATTGCTCATCAAGTGCTTGAAGTTTTGCTTCTCGAATTTCATCTGCAAGCCGTACATCGTTTTCAAGAATCTCACGGTCCATCTGGTAAGCATATTCAAGCTTTTTCTCTTCAGACCACTTGTATTGATTGATCTCAAGATTTAGGTTTTTGAAATATGCTGCATTTTCAGCCGCAAATCTTTTCTCCACGAGTGCCAAATATTTGGCTTGCTCTGCACTAGAAAATCCTGCGCCTCGAACCAAATCAAGTTGCTCTTTTTCATCCCAAATTAAGTTTTGATAGTCAGAGGCATAAGCCTTGGATATTTGCTCTCGATTGCGCTGCTGCTCTTCTAACGCTCTGTTTTGATCGCGCAGAGCACTTGTTTCCTCTCTTACAGCAGCGGTTCTTGTTCTTGAGCGCACTGCCGATGTGGCATGAGTCTTATTGTATGCCTCAACGGTTTTATTGAGCTTTTCTTGCTCTTGGTGTTTAAAAAGAATAGCTGCTGCCTCTTCTCTACTCACCTGACCGTTTTTAATAGCCAACTCTGCTAGATCGGCTGCTACTTTCGGGTTGTACCCTTTGGCAATCAGCGTATTTGTAGCTTTCGCCACAACACCTGCTTGTCTTGCTTTTTCTGCAAACTCAGAAAGTGCATTGGTTGCATTGCGGATACCGCCTGCCGCAGCATCTCCACCGTTAGCGACACCATATAAAGTTGATTCAAGTTGCGCGATTAAACTATTTTGCTTACCCGCCTCATCGCCAGCAGTTTTGACAGACCCAGCAAACAAATTAAATTCATCTTTCGCTTGCTGAGTGATGTTTTTATTACTGTT